CCCAACAAGGAGAAGATGGAATCATTGAACATATTTTCAATGTTATAGGAACTACAAATAATGTTGCTGCGGAAATTGGTATGTCAGCTAATTTTCCAGAATGTAACACATATAACCTTGCAACTCTTGGTTGGAAAACATTTTGGTTTGACATGCAACCAATTAACACATCGATAATTCCACCAACTTCTTTTTTTGTTAAACACAAAATTACCGCTGACAATGTAGCAAATATTTTTGATATGGTTTCAGTGCCCATAGAAATGGATTTATTGTCCATTGATATAGACAGCAATGACTACTATATTAGAGAAGCTCTACATATGTATAAACCGAGAGTTTGTGTTCAAGAGTACAATGGCTGTTTTGATGGCACAGAAGAATACATAATGCCGAGAAATGATAATCATCAGCTCGTCCACAATACGATATTTGGTGCAAGTCTAAAATCTATAGAAATACAAGCTGATAGACAAGGATATGATTTAGTTTATTGCGATCAGCGTGGTGTTAATGCCTTTTTTATTAGAAAAGATGTGAATCCTTTCGGTCATGTTCCAAGTGAGAAGGCATGGAAAAGATTATTCTGGTATGGCTACAGGTGATTTATGAATGCATGTATAGTTTCGTTTTTTATGAACAATATACAGATGGAGACTGTTGGTCTTCAAAGATCTGTAGTTCAAAAATATAATCCCAATAAGATTAAACATTACAGTATTAAGGTTGATGCGCCGCATGGTGTTGCGATTGATTACTTCATGGCATTGAATGGGTTTCCCACAAAAGCAATGCAAGAATATGACATCAAGCAGCAAATGCATCATGATGTAATTTTAATTTTGGATATAGATTGCATTCCTCTACAAGATCTAGCCATTGACTATTATCTAAAGCATGCAGTAGATGGTAAACTAATCGGCAACATTCAGCGTAGTGGACACATTGAAAACAATAAGCATTTATTTGCTGCTCCATCAGCGGTTGCTATTTCCACTGCCACCTATGATAAGATTGGACGCCCATCCGCTCATCCAACAGTGAGATCTGATGTTGGTGAGGAATACACTTGGGCTGCTGAAGAACACGGAGTTCCAATTGACTTATTGATGCCAAGCAGGTATGATAGACCTGTGAATAGATTTGACTGGGAAAGGGATAGAGATCTTTTTTGGACTTTGGCTGATGGTATGCCTAACTATGGATTGGGAACCACGTTTAGCCATCCTGAATTGGGTGATATGTTTTGGCATAGTTTCCAGATCTTTCATCCTGGTAATCAGGAAAAGTTTCATCGTAAATGTGAAGAGGTGTTGAATGGCTAATCGTTCGGATTTTTATAAAGCAAAGTTGCCACGTGTACTCAAGCGTGCACTTATCATGGGTGAAGTGAGAGGAGCGAATCCTCATCATGCTGGTGATCTGCGCAGACTATTTGTTGAAGCGCATAAGAATCATCTAGCGTTCAAGAATCGTCGTAACGATCAGCATTATCGTGACGCTGAAGAAGTTGAATGAATAATTGCGGGGTAGTTCAGTAGAAGAACGCTGGACTCATAATCCAGAGGTCGGTGGTGCAACTCCATCCCCCGCTACCAATATATGCATAGTCTAGCAGAACTCAGAATCCTATTGAAAGAATATGGCAGGGAAATCCTAGAATCCCCTGGCATGTATATTCAAACAGACCAAGAACTGTGGACGATGAAGTTCGATGAATACTATCGTGACGGCGTATTTATCAAACGCAAAGATATTTTAAGTCTGTTAAAAGCAACGCAAAGGAAGAAGAAAGATGACCGTAAAAGCAGCAAAACTAGCATCGGGCGAGGAAGTTCTGGGAGAAGTAGTAAGCGAGACCGAAAAGTTTCTAAAACTAAAAAACCCAGTAGTCGTCGCACTACAGCAAACAAACGACGGTAGAATGGGTATGGGCTTTTTGCCTTTCATGCCATATGTGCGTGAACCAATTACAATTTCACTAGACAAAGTTCTTGTTCTAGAAGAAGTTGACGAGAACATGAGAAACCAGTATAATAGTGTCTTCGGTGGTATTGTAACACCCCCAAAGACATTGATCACTGGATGAAATTCTACACCAACATACAGCTCTACGGACGGTTCATACTCTATCGCGGCATCGAAGACGGCAAGCACTTCGCTCGTCGCGTAGAGTATCGTCCAACCTTTTTTGTTCCTGCAAAAACCAAGTCAGAGTTTCGCACTCTGAATGGTGAGTATGTAGAGCCTATTGAACCAGGGAACATTTCTGACGCTCGTGAATTTCTTGAGCGTTACAAGGATGTTGACACATTCCCAATTTATGGCAACAATCGCTATGACTATGCGTTCATTGCCGATGAGTTTCCTGATGATATTTTCTGGGATGCTGAGCACATCAATATCACTTATCTGGATATTGAGGTCAGTTCCGAGAACGGATTCCCTGATCCGAAAGATGCAGTCGATGAGATCATTGCCATTACTATCAAGCAAGGCAAACAAATCACATCGTTTGGTCTAGGTGAATATGTGCCCGCAGAGGGCGTTATCTATTATAGGTGCAAAGATGAGCGTGAGTTACTTTCTCGTTTTGTTGATTGTTGGACTGTACGTCATCCTGATGTTATCACAGGATGGAACGTAAAGTTCTTTGACGTACCATATCTGCTGCGTCGCATTGTTCGTGTTCTAGGCGAGGAGAAAGCCAATCTTCTCTCACCATGGAAGAAGATCAATGAACGTGAAGTGTTTGTGATGAATCGCCAACAATTGTACTATGACATCTATGGTGTTTCTACACTAGATTATCTGGATTTATATAAGAAGTATTCGTTCACACCTCAAGAGTCTTATCGCCTGGATCACATTGCGTTTTCCGAATTGGGCGAGCGCAAGTTGGATTATTCTGAATACGAAAGCCTACAAAATCTCTATAAGAAAGATTATCAGAAGTTCATGGAGTATAACATCCGTGACGTAGAACTTGTTGAGCGTTTGAACGACAAGGGTCGTTTGATTGAGTTGGCATTGACTCTAGCCTATGATAACAAGGTCAACTATGAGGATGTGTTCACTCAGGTACGCATGTGGGATGCGATTATCTACAATCATCTAAAGAAGAAGAATATCGTTATTCCACAGATGAAGAAAGGTGAAAAGCATTCAGCCTATGAAGGTGCATACGTCAAGGATCCGCAGGTCGGATCACACGACTGGGTGGCTTCATTTGACTTGAATTCGCTGTATCCGCATCTAATCATGCAGTATAACATTTCAATGGAGACGTTGATCAAGCCTGAGAAGTATTCAGAAGAAATGCATCGCACCAAGACTAGCGTTGAAGCGTTGTTGAATGAGCGAGTCAATCTAGAATTCCTCAAGGAACAGAAAGTCACTGTCACTCCAAACAATCAATACTTCCGCACCAGTAAACAGGGATTGCTCGGCGAGATCATGAACAATATGTATCAGGATCGTTCACGCTATAAGAAGATGGCGATTCAGGCTCAGAAGAAACTGCAGACTGTCAAAGATGATCCGAACCAAGTTGAGTATTTGGAAAAAGAGATTTCTAGATATACTAACCTACAGCTGGCAAAGAAAGTTACACTCAACTCTGCGTATGGCGCGATCGGTAATCAGTACTTCCGATTCTTTGACGTAGCGATGGCTGAGGCTGTAACTACATCAGGTCAATTATCTATTCGCTGGATTGAAAAGAAGATGAATGAGTATCTGAACAAGGTACTCAAGACCAATAATGATTATGTTATTGCGTCTGATACTGACTCAATCTATCTCAATCTATCTGGTCTCGTGAAACAGATGAAGTTAGACACCAGCGATAAGAAGCGTGTGATTCGTTTGCTCGACAAGATCTGCGAAGACCGTCTACAAAAAGTCATTGATGATTCTTATTCAGAACTGGCGACCTATGTCAATGCGTATGATCAAAAGATGCAGATGAAGCGTGAGTCATTGGCTGATCGTGCAATCTGGACTGCGAAGAAGCGATACATCCTCAACGTATATAACAGCGAGGGTGTTGAGTATGCTGAACCAAAACTCAAGATCATGGGTCTGGAAGCAGTCAAGTCCTCAACTCCATATGCTTGCCGCGAGAAGATCAAACAGGCACTCAAAGTAATGCTGAGTGCTGATGAAGATGCAATGATTGACTTTATTGATAAATTCAGAGATGAGTTTAAGACATTGCCTATTGAAGAAATCTCTTTCCCTCGCAGTGTGAATGGTGTAACCGAATATGCTGACTCTGCG